GTTGATGAGCCCGCATTATTCCTGAGAAATCTGGAATTTATAGCGAATACTCTGAAAGAACTTGACCCCGAAGGGCTTGAATTCCTCGCCAGAAATTTTGATGCCATCATACAGCGATTCAAGGAGCAAAATGCGGAAGCGGCCTAAACTTACGGAACAGAAGTTTGATCAATTTGCCGATGATCTAAAACACTGGATTGTTGAATCTGTTTCGCCGTTTGAGAATGACACGCCGGAAAAGCAGAAAGCGCGTATCGCAAGGGCAAAGCATGATCTGCTGTATTTTTGCGCAACATATCTTCCGCATTACTTCACTGTTGATTTCGGTGATTTCCACGAAGAGTGGGAAGAGTTATCAGAGCTTCGTGATCAGGCGGTTTTTATAGCCGCCCCGCGAGAGCATGCCAAAACAACATTTTTCGCGTTTGCAATTCCGATCCATAATATTGTCTATGTTCTCCGTAGGTTTCAGCTAATCATCTCAGACACAAACGATCAGGCTTCAGGGACTACCCTGGCGATACGCTGCGAGCTGGAAGAAAATCTTCGGTTGAAACATGATTTTGGCAATCTCAAGAGAGAGCATGGCCGTCGCAGTACTACATGGCAAAGAGGTGATTTCATCTGCAATGGCGTTCGCACGCTTGCGAGAGGGTATCGCGAAAAAGTCCGTGGCCTGAAGTTCCGCCAATGGCGGCCCGACTATGCAGTGCCAGATGATTTCGAAAATGATGTAAATGTTGAAAATCCGAAGCTGGTAAAAAAAGGAAGACGCTGGTTAACCCGCGCGGTGATCGGTTCGATGGGGCCTGGCTATACATTTTTAATGGTCGGCAACCTGTTCCACCCGAAAAGTGTTTTATCTCAATTCATCGCTGAAAAAGATGAAGAGGGCAAGCCTCTGTACGTCAGCCGCATTTACCGCGCATGGATTGATTACAATAAGCCTGGTCAGCGTCCGCTCTGGCCCGCGTTATGGTCTGCTGAACGTCTCGAAAAGAAACGCCGGCAGATGACCACTGTCGATTTTAATGCGGAAATGATGAACCTGACCGGCGCGGAAGGATCTCCGTTCCCTGAAAAGTGGCTCAAAACTTATGAGCCTGAAGAAATATCCGGGAAAACGCTCATCACGGCCACGGCTACTGACCCAAGCGCAAAATCCGGCGAGGCAAATGATTTTAAAGCGACTATCACCGTTGGTCTCGACCGCCCAACAATGATATTTTATGTACTTCACTCATGGATTCGTCACGCAAGCCCGGGCGCTATGTTTGATTCCTGCTACAGGCAGCATGACGAATATCACGGGCGCGTGGGCATAGAAGAAAACATGCTCTATGATTTCCTTCATGATGCGATACATAACTACGCAAAGGAAAAGGGCCGATACCTACCCTGGTATCCGATCTCACATAACACAAACAAAGAGGGCCGCATCAGAGGAACCCTGGAATATATCTATGAATACGGAAAACTGCGATTTCAGAAAGGGCACAGCAATCAGGACTTGCTCATCGAGCAACTCATATATATTCTGAATAAAAACGTGAATGACGATGGCCCGGATGCCCTGGAGATGGTGGTAAGCATGTTGCAAAGCGGCGCCTTCGGCAAAACGGAATACGAATCAGTAAGCAAACGCAGGTTTCAAAAGAAAGGAGCCTGGTAATGCAGTTATATGATCAATTTAGCAGGCCGATTCGGCAAGAGAAAAAGCCGAAACAGCGAACTTTGGCAGCAGCTCCCATACTGAATTCATGGCGGGAATATGTCGCAGATGGCCTGACGCCACAAAGGCTTGCCGCGGTTATGAAAGAAGCTGACGCCGGAGATGTCCGCCGCCAGTCCGAACTGTTTGACGCAATAGAAGAAAAAGACGGCCACGTTTTAGGCGAAAAAGGCAAGCGCCAGAACGTTATTTCGGATGTTCCTTTTTCAGTTACACCGGCCTCAGAAGATGCACGGGATGTGAAAATTGCCGATTTTGTGCGTGAATATTTTGACAACATGACCGATTATACAGACATACTGATCAGCCTCCAGGACGCAATTGGCAAGGGCTTTTCTGCTTTGGAAATTGACTGGAATGTTTCAGAAGGCCAGGCCCTGCCAGAAAAACTGGAATTCATCGAACAGAAGCGATTCCTCTTCACCGATTCCAGCGGCATTTTACGGCGCTACCCATTGTTAATTTCAGATGAAGATATGATGGGTGCCGAGATCCCGGCATGGAAAGTATTATTCCATCAATATGGCGGGAAGTCCGGCCATCCAACCAGATCGGGGATATACAGAGTATGCGCGTGGATGTATCTATTCAAAAACTATGCAATCAAAGACTGGGTTGCATTCTGTGAGGTTTACGGCATGCCGCTGCGTCTGGGAAAATATAGCAGCGGCGCAAGTAAAAATGACAAGGACGCTCTGATCGCAGCGATACAAAGCCTTGGCTCTGATGCGGCAGGCATTATTTCCAAAGATACTGAAATCGAGTTTGTTGAAGCCGTCAAAGGCAAGGCGACCGGCGAACTCTATCAGGCCCTTGCCGATTTTGCGAACAGGGAAAATTCTAAGGCAATCCTGGGCCAGACATTATCTGCCGAGGTCGGAGATAAAGGCAGCTATGCCGCCGCGAAAGTACACGACGGCGTTCGTATTGATCTGCTCAAAGCAGATTCCAGGGCCATCGCAGGTACAGTCAGGCATCAAATTATCCGGCCTATCGTGGGTTTTAATTTCGGCTGGGACACACCGGTACCTAAATATGAGGCCGAATGGAAAGAACCGGAGGATCTCGAACATCTTTCAACAGTATATAAAAATCTTGTTGAAATGGGCCAGCCCGTGGCAACCGAACATGTAAGTGAACGTTTTGGGGTTCCCATGCCGAAAAAAGGAGAAACAATTTTGCAGGCCCCGGCAACTCCGTTTGCGGCCAAAAATACATTTGTGGCGGCCAAATCAGCGCGATACACGCCAGAACAGGAAAATATCGAGGGATTAGTAGCGGAAACGACGAAACAGGCCCAGGCGGCTATGTCAGGCATCCTGGAGCCGGTAAAGAAAATGATCGCCAAAGCAAAGTCCCTGGAGGATCTGCGCGATAATATTTTGCAGGTATACTCTGAGATGGATCCTGCCGAGCTGGAGGAGTTGATGGCACGCACCATGTATGTGGCTGATCTATACGGGAGGGCAACCATTGCCGAAAAATAAGCTGCCGAAAAATATATCGCTTAAACCGGTTCCCTTTGCGGAGGCGATTGAATATTTTGCGGACCTGCTTGCGACAATGCCGGACGAATACGCCGCGTTGCCAAAAGCGGCGCAGGCGCAGGCTTTCACGGTTTCGCGCGTGGCCGGCATGGATGTGGTCATGGATATACATAAGGCCGTCGAAAAAGCCATTGCCGAAGGCGAAACCCTGGCGATGTTCCAGGGACGCATTAAAGATATTATGGCAGCGCGTGGCTGGGAAGGGCTCACACCCTGGCATCTTGACACCATTTTTCGGAACAATATCCAGACAGCTTATAATGTCGGTCGCTATCAACAAATGATAGATATGCCGGACCGTTTTCCATATTGGGAATATGACGCGGTGAATGACAGTAGAACCAGGCCGTCGCACGCGTCTCTCGACGGGAAAATATTTGCGTCAAATCATCCTTTTTGGGATACATGGTATCCGCCGAATGGTCACAACTGCCGATGCTTTGTGAACCCGGTCCACAAGTATGTGGTCGAAGATGAAGGTCTCAAGATCGAAACAGAGGATCCAATAGATATAGCCCCTGATCCAGGATTCGATCATAACCCGGCAAAGGAGCCCTGGGAACCGAATATGGGCAAATATCCGCCGGAGTTAAGAAAACAGTTTGAAGACGAGAAAAGGAGCAAAACATGAAGGGTGCATGGGTAATAATCGCAAACATTGAAGCAAAAGACGGCAAGGCTCCTGAATGGATTTTGCTGTTTAAGGAAGGCTGGAACGAAGTTGAGAAACAAGGCAAATTTCTGATTGATAGACAGGCATACGAGGTGCTCGCAAAGCATATTTATCAGCGAGGAAATGATATAGTTTTCGACTACGAGCATCAGACATTAAAGGACATAAAAGCCCCTGCAGCCGGTTGGCTAAAGGAGCTGCGCTATGATGACGGCGTTGGCATAATGGCTCGGATGGAATGGACCGACGAAGCGACTCAATATATAACAAAAAAAGAATATCGTTATTTTTCTCCGGTATTTTTCATCCGAAAAACAGACAAGCGTGTAATTAGTATGCATTCGGTTGCCCTTACCAACGCGCCTTTAATCAACCATTTAACCCCGCTCCTGGCAAAGCTGGGAGCCACTTTAGAGGAGGAAAACGATATGGATTTTTTGAAACAGATAATTGCAAAGTTAGGCCTGGCGGAGGACACCAGTGAAGAAAAAGTCCTGGAGGCAGTTGTCGCGCTGAAGGACAAGAAACCTGAGACAAAAGAGGTTATCGCAAAAGACGTCCTGGCCGCCCTGGATCTCAAGGAAGAAAGCGACACATCGGTTGTGGTTGCGTCCATACACGCGCTAAAGCAAACCGAGAAGGGAATGGTATCAAAGGCTGATTTTGACAGTTTGCAGAAAAAACTTGCCTCAAGAGACGCTGATGAGATCGTAGCAAAAGCAATCGCAGAGGGCAAAATCACACCGGATCAAAAAGACTGGGCAAGCAAATATGCCGAAAATGATCTGGAAGGTTTTAAACTTTTTGTAGCCAAAGCGCCTGTGGTGATCCCGCTGGAAAAACTGCACGGCAAACAAACCGAAGTTGACCAGGCCAATGTCGATGAAGCTACAAAAACGGTAGCGAAAATGATGGACGTAAGCGTGGAAGATATCAAGAAGTATGGGTGAAAGAAAAGGATTAAGGATTAAAAAAGGATCAAGGATTAAGGATTAAAAAAAGGATTAAAATGGAAAATTCCTTCCACTTACCCCTTACCCCTTTAATCCTTACCCCTACAAAAAAGGAGAAAAATTATGACAGTATTAAGCGAAGATAAACAGATAGAAATACAGGACGGCGTGGAAAAGGATTTTCCAATGGCTGCCTCCGAGAAGATTTTCGGAGGGGCATTAGGTTGTGTTAATGCCGCAGGCTATGCCCTGGAAGGCTCCGACACCGCAGGACTGATTTTTCAGGGTATCGCTATGGAACAAAAAGATAATTCGGACGGCGCAAATGGCGATCTTGACGTTGTGTTCAGGCGCCGCGGGCTTGTCAAAGTTATCCTGGACACAGTAATCACCATTGCCAATGTAGGGGATAATGTGTTCCTTGTTGATGACCAGACAGTCGATCTTACCGCGAATGTAACTCACAACATTTTCTGCGGTATTATCGCAGGATACATCGACACAACCCATGCATGGATCGACATAGAGCCGGCTATCAGGCAGGCGGATGTGGCAACCCATATCGCCGATGCCAGCGCCGCACATGCGGCAAGCGCAATCAGTATTGCCGACGCAGGTACCTTTACAGCGCAGACAACAGTCGAAGCAGCTCTTCAGGAAATCTATCCCAAAGTGCCGGTCATAATAGCTGATCCTGGCGACGCGGCTGCGATACCTGTAACCAGATCCGGACAACTGGCAATTACTACAACAGGTGCAGAAACCCGAACACTCGCTATTCCGGCAATCAATGGGATATCAATAATGATCAGCATGGACGTTGATGGCGGGGACTGTGTAATAGCGACGGCGGGGACTATTAATCAGACCGGAAATAATAGAATCACTCTTAATGATGCCGGCGATACTATCGTCCTAAGAGCTGTGCAGGTGGCTGGAGGATTGCTCTGGAAAGCGGGTAACAACGACGGCTGCACACTGTCAACTGTATAGAACATAGATTTTTCAGCATAGGGCTTAGAATAAAAAAAACAACGAGAAAGGAGAAAATACCATGTTAGTAAACAAAGCAAATCTCATAGCGGTTTTCATTACACTGAAAACCACGTTCAACAAAGCATTCGAGGCTGCCCCGACCATCTGGGAAAAAACAACCATGAAGGTTCCCTCCGGATCCAGCCAGAACGATTACACCTGGTTGAGCCGGTTCCCAAAAATGACCAAATGGTTGGGCTCAAAAACCGTTAAAGTGCTCAAGGCATTCACTTATACGGTTGTAAACGACGATTACGAGGCAACTGTTGAGGTTGACCGTAACGATATCGAAGATGACAGCTTAGGCATTTATGCGCCGATGGCAAAGGAAGCAGGATTTTCTTCCAAGCAGCTCCCGGATGAAATTGACGCGGAACTTAAAAATAATGCTTTCACTAATCTCTGCTTTGACGGGCAATACTTCTATGACACGGATCACGTCGTAGCTGGAGCCAGTGTAAGCAACAAAGGCACAGCCGCTCTTTCCGCAGCTACGACAGCGCTTGCCGCCGCGAGCTATGGCGCAGGCCGTATAGCGGTTATGGGCTTTAAGGATGATGAAGGGCGTCCCCTGGGATTAATTCCTAATCTTCTCGAAGTAGGCCCGGCGCTGGAAGCAACCGCAAAGCTTCTGTGCGAAGGTGATAAGCTGACCGATGAATCACCTAACCCCTGGAAAGGCACCGCGAAAGTTATGGTAAACCCACGGATTACATCTGCTACGCAGTGGATGCTCCACGTGACCAACAGGCCGCTCAAGCCATACATTTATCAGGAAAGAAAAGCTCCTGTATTTGTACAGCAGACAAATCCCGACACCGAAGATGTATTTATGCGTAAAAAATTCAAGTTCGGCGCAGAGGCAAGGGCAGCCGGTGGATATGGCCTGTGGCAGTTATCGTATGGTTCGACAGGCGGCGGATGATCCCGGCCTGGTTAAAAAATTCCCCCTTTCCTGATGAGGGTTAGGGGGCTTTACCGGGAAGAAAAAAAAGGAGTAAAACGATATGATTCGCATAACAAGTAAAAGAGAGAACTTCAGGCGTTGCGGTATTCCTCATCCTAAAGCCGCAACCGAATATTCCGACGATAAATTTTCCGCGAAGGAAATCGCTATATTGAAAGCTGATCCCATGCTGACTGTCGAGCATTTGGATGATCCCGTGGTCACGGGATCACTGGCGTTGGAAGATATGACGGTAGTAGAATTGAAAAAGTTAATGGATAAGCTGGCATTACCATACGACACCAGGGCAACAAAGGCTGTGCTGATCAAGATGATTAAAGCAAACGAACCGCCTGCGGAGGAATAGCTGATGGCCTACAGCACACAGAGCGATATCCTGGATCAGATGGACGAGGATGTTCTCATCCAGTTGACGGATGACGATGATGCCGGTGTGGTGGACGCGGACGTGGTGACACAGAAAATCGCGGATGCGGACGCGCTCATCGACGGGTATTGTGGCGCCCGGTACTCCGTGCCCTTTACTACCGTTCCGGCCCTGGTCTTAAAATTTTCCGTGGATATCGCCATATACAACCTGTACGGCAGGCGCAAGGGCGCGCCCGAGGACCGCCGCAACCGGTTCAAGGAAGCGGTGGATTTTCTCAAAGGCGTGGCTGCAGGCAATAACTCCCTTGGGGAAAACGATCCGGCTGCAGGCGAGACATCGTTTGAGTTGTCAACAAATAATCCGGACCGGATCTTTACCCGGGATAAAATGCAAGGATTTTAAATGATTTCCGTCAAATATACCCTCAAGGATCTGGAGGCGAAAATCGCCATCAAGCAGGCGGCCCGGCGTCTGTCTGAACCGGAAAAGGCATTGAAGGAATGCGGGCTGGTTTTGCTCCGGTCCATCGCCAAAAACTTCAAGGCCGGAGGTCGGCCAGTTCGGTGGCAAAAATCCGGACGGGCGCTGAGAGAAGGCGGAAAAACCCTGGTGGACACGGCACGGCTCAAGAGTTCTATGACCATGCGGGTCCTGAAACGGACGCTCACGGTGGGAACCAATGTCAAGTATGCCCGGATCCACCAGTTAGGCGGCAAGCTGGACAAAAACGTTACGATCAGGCAGCATTATCGGTATATCACAAAGGCGTTCGGCAGGCCCGTTAAAGGGAGAAAAGTGCTGGTTAAACAGCATCAGAGGCAGCAGGACATGTATATTCCCGCCCGGCCTTTTCTGATGGTTCAATCTCAGGATATGCGGGTTATGAAAAGAATTGTCGCCGAATATATTACAGAAGGAAAATAACAGGATTAAGGATTAAGGATTAAGGATTAAGGATTAAAAAATTCCTTCCACTTATCCCTTATCCCTCTATCCCTTAATCCTAAAAGGAGCGAAACGACGTGAAGGCCCTTTTG